CACGGCGGCGTTGCGCTCTTGGGATCCGGTTCGTTCTGCTTGCCGCCTGCGTCACTGGCGCTATTCGGCTGCTGGTCCTGCTGCTGGTTCTCGGTGTTAGGTGCGTCGTCTGGCATTAGAAACGTCCTCCTGGAACGTGTTTTGCTCCGGGCCTGCCGGGGCTAGGTGATTTCCGCCGGTTGGCGGGCTCGCTAAGCGGCGGCTTCGGCCGTGGCTGCGAGAGTCTCTGGGAGCGAGTCGCCGGTAAGGGACTCGGCATAGTTGGTGCGGAACGCGGAGAGGTCCGGCGCGCTATTCCACAAGTCGTGAAGGGCGCGGGATCCATCGGTCCAGCCGCCGGTTGGGTCGTTGCGGAATACCGCCATAACCGAGCAACCGCATTTGTCGTGGGCCTCGAAGTCGCCGGAGGTCTCGGAGTAGACCGGCCCGCGGGAGACGAGCATCGCGCAAAACGCGCAAGGCTGGCCGTCGCTTACTCGTGCCCAACCGCGGGCGTCGGAGTCGGCAACTGTCGAGTCGATCAGGAACAGGCGAGGGGCCTCTAGGATCAGTCGCTTAGCGCTGCCGAGGGTCGCTGCCTTCGCCGCGGTCATGGCCTGATTGACCGGCGTACCGCGCGCGATCTTGGACTTGGCGTTGACCGGCCCGACGACTCGAAGCGAGGTCACGGCCCGTTCGAGGTTCAGGGGCCGAGGCTTTACGCTCGGGGTCTTTTTGCCGAGGCGTGAGGCTGCCTTGGCGGAGGTGTAATAGGTGTCTGCCGTCGCTATGCCGAGGTCGCGGCCAGCCATGATTAGCGGCAGGCTGTAGCGCGAGAACTCGGCAAAGGACCGGTCGAGGTTCGTAGGGTCGAGGGTCCGGTCGTAGGCCACCGCGAGAGCGGCTTGGATGGTCGCGGCCTGCGTGACCTGTCGGCGCATGTGCGCTTGGGAGAGGGCGTGAACTGTGCCCATGCCCTCTCCCTTCGCAATGCGTTACGCCTCGATCGCCGGGTTGGTGGGAGCCTGGACGACGGGGGTGTTGGCCGTCGCCGTCTGCTTCGCCACGGTGGCGACGAGGTCGGCCAACGGGTCGGTCTGGCGGAGTGCCTTCCAGCGGATGACGTCTTGGTCGGTAACGCCGGGGATGCGATCCCAGAGGGCCTCTACGGGGACCTGGAGCATTGTCGCTACCTTGCCGAGAGCGTCGACCGTCTGCGCCATAGAGCGCGCTTCGGTGTCTCTCCAGCGGACTTGTGCGTCGAAGTCGACTGCGCCCTTGGTGTCTCGTGCGGCGTGCGCTGCGAGCCGGAACGCCGACTCCCACGCTTCGCCGAACAGGGTCTCGTACTGGCCGAGCTTCAGTTGGGTCGAGCGCTCCATTTGCGCGAGCGCTTCAGCGGAGATATTGACGAGGTCGCCGGTGAAGATGTTGGGCGAGATCTGCGCGAGCGAGGCGAACGTCCCGACGCCCTCTTTGTAGGCGGCGGCGTGGCCGGATAGCTCGGTCTGCGCGAAGTCTCCGAATCGAGCCTGTTCGTCCTCGGCAACCCAAAGGCGGTTTACGGCGGCCTCGAACGGCTCGACGGGAATCTCGATGGTGGCGTTCGGGTCGTCCGGGTGCTCGGGATCTTGGACCTCTTTTACCGGGATCGCTAGGCCTGTAGCCCAGCGCTGCCGGAACGAGGCGTATTGGATCGCGATAAGCGTCGAGAACACGATTTCGTTGATGCGGTCCTGGAGGCCGATAAGCGGGCGGATGATGCCGACGGAGTCGCCGTCCAGCCGGTCGCGGAAACGGACAAACGGCGTAACGCCAAGGCCGTGCTCGTCGGTGCTGGAGAGGATCCAGTTGGTTCCGTAGTCCTTCGGGCGGGCGAACGTGTAGACGTTCGTCTTGTCGAACATTTCGAGGAGCTGCGTACCATCGGCGGTCTTGCCTACGCGCCGGAGTGCCAGCTCGGGATGCTCGTCGTCCTCGTCCCGGTACCACGCCATAGAGCGGAGCGGGGAGAGCGGGCGCATGAGGGGGACGCGTCGACTCTGGACGGTGCCGGGCAGGATTAGCGTGTAGCTCGCGCCGTACTCGAACGCGCCACGGTGGGCGACGGACTGCCGGGCGTCGAGGCCGTTCGCCTGCCAGTAGCTCCAGCCGGTCGAGTTGTCGGCTGCCTTCGCCGGCCGATAGCCGTCCACGAAAAGGCCCTTGCCGTATGTGTCCGAGAGGAGCGGTGTCCAGTTGGTTACCGAGCGCTGCGCGAGGTGGAGGAACTCACCCGACGCACCCTTGGGCATGTAGGGGAGGTCGTGGTCACCTTCGAGGTATCGCTTGACCTTGCCGAGGCGGCCCTTTTGAGGTTCGAGGTCGCGCTCTAGTTCGTCGTTCATTCGACCGGCGAGCTTGGGATCTACGATCATTTAGTCCCTCCTCGGGAGTCGGTTAGAAACCGGCAACGCGTCCGGTCGATCTGCGGTGTTTCTTCAGGGCGCCCTCCGCCAGTAGGCGGGTGCGTGCCATGCGCGCGAGCGTGAGCGCCGCGAGTGCGTCGACCTTTTTCGGGGACTCTCGCGATTCCTTGCCGAAGTAGACGCCCCAGTTATTGAGGCGACGGCGGGCGTTGAGGACGTGCCGGGCGAGGATCTCGGAGGCATTAGCCCCGGTGTTCGGACCGGCTATGAGTGAGTGTTCGCGCCAAGGGATCTCGCCGTCGGTAATTGAACGGTGGAGGGCCTCGACGGCGCGAGTCGTGTCGAGCTGGTGCCCGCGCATGTCGTAGCCGACCTTGTGGCGGGTGGAGGCTTTCACGAGGAGCTGCTCGCCGTAGGCTTCGCCCCACGCGTCTACGTCGGTTTCCCAGTAGGCGACGTCGGAGAAAAAGGCGACGACGTCGAGGGAGCCGAAGGCATAGTCGACTGCGCCGCGGACGTCGTCCTTGGGTACGCTCCAGCCCGCGCCCTTCGGCCCTTCGGGCTTTTCCCAAATGGCGAGGAGGAACGGTGCGCCGTCCTCTACTCGCACTGCCACGAGAGCGGTCGAGTCATCGGTAAGCGAGCCGTCGAATCCGAGAGCGACAGTGTCGCCGCGGTGGAGGCGGGAGCCGGGGGTGCCGAACTTCAGCGGAGCAATGTCGGGGGTCTCGTTCTTCCACCATTCCGGCGGCGAAACCCAAGAGTCGGCGGCTGCGACGATTTGGTTGAGGTAGAACCGCCGGGCCTCCTCGGGGGGAGTGTCGGGGTCGTAGACCTCGGCGAGGATACGCGTGAGGTCGATCCAATACGCGTCGCCGTAGGCGTCGATCAGGGCGAGCTTGACGGACTCTTCGTCGGCGAGGTCGACGTCGCCGGGTGCCTCGCGCGAGTCGTAGAGGAGACCTGTCGAGGTCGAGCGGCCTTCGACGATCGCTCGCCATGCAAGGTAGCTTTTCTCTGCGACGGACTCTTGTCCCGGCTCGTGGGCGTTGGTGGTTTCGATCGAGCGGGCGGCACCGTCGCGAGACTTCGCGAGGTTACGCCGGACGGTGCGGGCGAGCTTGGCTCCGCCGTTGGACTTCGTCCAGTGGTGCGTTTCGTCCAGGATCGCGAACGACGGACGCGCACCCTCCTGCGTCGAGGACGACGCGGTAATCGGGACGATCTTCCCGCCGTTCGGGAGGAGGATCCGGGTTATGCCGACGTCGAGGCCATAGTCCTCTAGGAGCTCGGCACTTTCGGCCATGGCCCGGATACTCGCCATGGTGTTTTCCGTCTGTGTCTCAGAGACACCGGCGATAACGACCCAAGGCATAGGGTGGACGACCCCGATAGGTTCGCCGTCTGGATCCCAGCCGCCGAAGCGGACCGGGCCGCAAAGCTCGGCGAGAGCGAGCGCGCCGAGGAACGGGGACTTACCCCAACCCTTCGCGCGCCGGAGCACTGCTCGGCGGTAGACGAATCGGCCCTTGGAGTCGATCGCGTAGAACCAAAGAATAAAGTTGAGCTGCTCGTCGGTGAACTCGAACGGCTCGCCTGCCTCGTCGCCGTCGGGCTGGACTAGGTAGCGCTGCGCCCAGTCGGCGACGCCGTAGCCGAGAGTCTTTACCGAGTCGTCGTCGGGAAACTCGGGGACGGTGACAATTGCGGCCATGCGTCCCCCTTCGGGCTTATTGGCAGGAGTCGCACTCCATCGCGTCCATGGGGTCGATAGGCACGCTGTAGCCGTCTACGGTTTCGCGGTCGGTCAAAGTGATTCCTCGTCGAGGTCGGGCGCGGGGTCGATCGTTTTCTTGGTGCGGTTCCGCTGCGCTT